ATACATTTTCGTCCGTCCTTGTGTCGGTTATATTGCTTGCACTTATTTCTATATCACCGCTTTTTACAATTACTTCTGCTAGTTTTAAATCATAATACAAATCATTCCTGACGTTATCCACATCACCACTAAACACCTGTGCCGTTATAGTCCGCTTTGTATCGTCAAACCTCAATCTTATGCTGTCAGTCCTGCTACTACCGCTGTTGTTAAGTGGTATTGTTAATGTTAAATCCTCGTCATTATTATACCAATAACCATTTATAAATGCATTGCCTGCACTAATAATTACAGTCATACCACTGCCAGGTCTTACCCTGCATTGGTTCGTAGGATTGCCGTAAACACCATTGCAGATAAATTTATTAAAATAATTAGCCCATTGTGAGGCTAAATATCGTCTATCGTAATCGCCCTGCGTGCCATCATGGGCTAAAATGCTATCGTCCCATTCAGCGTCAAAAAAACCACTTGTTTCCGCCATATTATATATTTCTCCTTTTTACTAGCTGTTGCACTGTAATTTTTTCAGTGCCAAACTGCAAATCAAATTTTTCTTCACCGTCACTTGTTAAACTTTTTGTTACCCCTGTAATCTGCAAATTAAATATCACATTCAGCTGACTGTCAATAATCGATACAAAATCACCTATATTATAATCCGTACCATACTTATAAGATGTATTACTGGTTAGCGTTGTACCTGTAAAATTAATAAAACTTTGATGCTCTAGCAAGCGTGTATTTCCACGCTGTTTTAGCAAATTAATATATTCTTCATCTGTCATTTTAACGCTCCTTTATAAATTAGGCTCATTTGGACATTTAAACATATAATAATACCCACAATAATAAACCGTGCCATTAATCTTGTAAAAGTTTCCGTTCGTCAAGTGTTGGACATGAGCGTAAATGCCGTCAGCGCAATCGAAAATCATGTCAGACGAAAATATAGGACGCAGTATTAAATTATTAGCATCTGTTGCTGTATAATTCCAATTGAAGGTAGCTAGACTAGTTACAGCATAACTTTGAGGCAAACTGCAATCATCAGCATAACGAGGATAAAAAGTACTAGGAAAACCGCCAGACGAAAACAAATAAACAGACTTACCATTACGCACATCAGTTGCTCTCATACAACTAAAAGATAAATATGATGCACTGGGACTGGCATAACTGCCTATACCAACATTAAAACATGTATCGGGGTCACCTGTGTAAGTAACATAAAATTTATATTCGCCTGCATAAAAAGGAACGTTTTTAGTGCTAGCCGCAATTGAACTAGAGGGCTTGCCACTGCCGCTATCTTCAACGTAATAAATAGAGTGCCCGAAATAAGAATTTGAATATGAGTCACACACCCATATCACATACGCCCCTTCGTCCTTATTAGGGTACAATCTATAGCTGTCCTCGTCATACCAAGCATTCATACCAGCGATTTTCATAGTCTCGGCTATCGCATTGCCTAAAATACGCGACATTTCAGGGTAAATAGGAGATATACCAAAATAAGTCAAACTTGTAGCAGTGCTGGTAGTGGGTGTATAAGTCCCTTCAAAATATTTTCTAAAATACATTTTTGTTCTATGCCTCCGTTACCGTTAATGTTAATTGCTCAAAATCAGACAAACCATAAACATAGCTTTCACCCGACACCGCTATAACTTTAGGAATTAACACATCATCATCACCATATGACAAAATCGTGCCTACCTGTGTCTCCCATGCGTAATATTCATCAAATGTCGTGCCAGTATACGGTAGCGTATAAACGATAACACCACTATTATAAGCAGAACCGCCGCCACCTGATATGTCTATATTTTTAATCGCTTCGGCAATTTCAGGCAGTGTCATTTTTTTTGTTATTCCCGTCTTGCTTCTTACCGCATCAGCAATATCGGTTATTTTTTTAATAAGTGCCATCTTCAATTGCTCCTATCTCTTCGTCTATATATTTTTTAATAGTTGCAATATCCTCGTCCGTCCAATAATCCGTGCCCCTTTGTGGCGTATATCCATCATTACCATTTGTACCATTTGTACCGTCAACGCCATCTATACCATTTAAAACATCAAAACTTTTTTCGCCGTCTGCATCTGTAATTGTAACAGTATTGCCATTTACTGTCTGCGTTATTGTAATAACAGGCGATACACCATCTTTTCCGTTCTCGCCGTCCTTACCGTCCTTACCGTCTACATTTTCAATCAAATTGTCAACTTCTGTTTTCGTGTAATAGTCTGACAAATCGACTTCAATACTTGCACCACCGCCTGACGTTCCACCGCCTGCATTATCACCTGTATCAGACGTAATTGTATTCTCACTTTGCAAATCCCTTGCATCAACGTACATCTCAACACGGTCTATACCCTGTGTTTCAGTTTCGCCAACCTCAGCAACCTTCCTGTCAGCGCCTGTATCTTCACCAGCTACATACCCCATAGAGCTGTAGCTTGTATCATCTTCCTCGTAATCACTGTTGGATAAATTACCTAATTCCACACTGAATACTATGGGGTCGTTTCCGTCCGCATTATTTATCGTCCTATCTGTTGGTTTCAAAACATTAAACACAAAACTTTTTATATTCGCTTCGTTCTCTTCGCTCACATTTGCCAAAACTGGAGATAATTTATAGCCAAACGAATAATCGCCTAACAAATCCTCGAGAACCGTATCTAAACTATCGCCAGTGTCCTGAAAAGTTGTTTTTTCTGTTTCGGGATAATTTTCGGATAATTCGATATACGTTATTTTTCTCTTTTCATCTGACGGTTCGACGAATAAATCCGTAACCATCTGTCTAGCAATAACCGCAACCTCGCCAGAATATTTGTATGTTTTCTCGAATACCCTGTAATTTAAAATTTTATTTAGCAGATATCCTTTTATTGTTATAGTCGTGTCAGTGTCATACGTTTTTTTACGGTATTTAATTATACCCAGAACACCATCATCAAATAAAATATAATTACGCTTTTTTAAATTAGATAAAGATGCTTCTGTATAAGGTATTGTAATTTCAAATGTGCCGACACCGCAAAATAATTCTGTATATTGCACAAATGTAAATGTTCTAATCAAATCGACACGTACCCTAGTGTCTTTGTCAAAAACCTCTAAAATCATTTTACATCTCTTCCAATCCAAATTTAATGGGATTAACCTCTATATAAATCGCAAGATTATTGTCATTACCATCACCAGTGTCATAGTCCAAAACTGTTGTACCAGTGTTGAATTTTAACCATGTGTTGTTAAAATCCCAATACCTAAAATAATTTTCCTCAACACTGTTAATTATTCCTGTAACACCTTTTGTATTACCATCTAAAGTATTGACAATTATTTTCTCACCCTTCTGCATTGTCTTACAGATACGTATATATTCGCCTGTTTCACGGTTTATAACTCGGGGATTTGTAACTTCGCCAGATGCTTCAAAAGTAATTTTTGCACCGATTTCCGCATCACCCTCATTGTAAACCGACAAGTCCCTGTAATTCTGCCTGCCTGACATTACCGTACCTATAGACTTGACAGCAACCAAGGGGAACATAAACAGAGGATAAGAACCGCCGATTGAAGTACGGATAACGCTGTTTTTGTTAAACATAGGGTTCGCACAATAAAGATAAATAATAAACTGGCAAAAATACAAGTTATTCTCGTTTTCGTCTGTTGAATACTTGACGCTCTGTGTCGGTCTGCCGTCTATGTAATAATCACCCACCGACATGCGTATATCATGCAATGGATTGATAAACTCATTGAGCGCACGTTTTTTAGACAATATCATTTGGTACGGCAAATCTTTTAATTCAGATGCACTATATTTTACTTTATCGCTATCGGTTAATAAATAATATACATACCCTGTTATCGTAACATTACGCTCTTTTATCTTACTCGAGGATATTGACACGCCTAACTGTGTGGGGTATGTATGTGTATTGTGAGATGCTGGGGCAACATCAAAATCAATCCCGCCGTCCTTGAACAAATAATCATATTCAATCGTCTGTCCAAATTTTAATTCTTTATTTGTATTAAGATTTTTCAACGTAAAACTTTCAACCATGCGCCCACCCCCTCAAAAATATTATTTAAAATCCTAGCTCTATTTCTTTTATTGTCTGCTTTAGCAAGCGTGCCGCCTGATACTCATCTATACTTTCGTTGCTGTAGAAATTAAATGTCGAACCACTGCCAGTATTACCGCTGTTATATGCTTTTGCTTCTGCTCTAGTTAAGACCCTCTCACCCTGATGCAGTTTTGCAATATAACCGTTATAAGGCACATAATCCAAACCATTAGCGTGCGAACCGTCAGCCTCTTCCGCTTCGTTTTTTGCGCTGAAAATGTTACTTACGAAATTCTTAACCTTGTCTAAAACACCGCTAAACCAATCGCTGATATCTTCCCAAACGGATTTTAAGCCGTCCCACAAGCTATTCATTAGGTCTTTGCCTGCTTGTAACATTTTAGGGATAAAATCTACAACAGTCTGCACTATTTCGTTAAAACGCTCTTTGAATTCTGCAATTACATTACTTAAAGCCTCTTTTACAGTGCTTACGAATTTCTGACCAAACTCAACAACCTGCTGTATCATACTCGATACCCAGCTCTTAATCATGCTTAATACATTGCTTACAAAACTCTTAATAAATGCAATCACATTCTCCATATACTGTTTAATCGTACTGTAAAACTTTGTACCCAAATTAACAGCCTGCTGTATCATGTTAGACACCCATGTAACAATATGTGATAAAATTGTACTTATTATATTCTGTATTACACTAACTAGTTGATTAAAATAATTGCTTATCGTACTTAAAAACTGTGTGCCGACACTTACCGCCTGTTGCACCATGTTACTAACCCAACTAATTACAGTATTTAAAATACTGCTCACGGCATTGGTAATAAAATTAACAACCTGTGTAAAGAAATTGCTTATCGTATTTAAAAACTGTGTGCCTAATTGCGTAGCCTGACTTATCATATTAGATACCCAGTTAATAATTGTATTAATTATATTACTACATGCGGTTTTAATTGCTTCCCACCATTTAGACACCCAATCTTTAATTGTGTTCAAAAATTCTGTGACAAACTGCTGTATTTTTTGCTTTGTCGTATCAATCCAGTTTGTAATACCTTCAACCGCTTTTTTAACAAAATCGCTGATGGCATTGCCAACCTCGGTAAAAAATGCCGTTAATTTTTCTTTTACCTTTGCAATAAAATCCAAAACAGACTGCCAAAACTCGCTTGCCTTTTGCCCTATTTCGGAAAAAGCATCTTTTACTGGCTGTATGATATAGTCTTTTATGTTCTGCCATGTCGTGCTGAACCAATCCATTAACGCCTGCATGGCATTCTTTATCGCCTCGCCTGCGGAACTTACAATGTTTTTAATTCCTTCCCAGATTATGCTTGCGTATTCCTTAACCGTGTCCCAATTTTTATATAACGCCACGCCAATAGCAATTAACGCCGCCACCGCCGCTATAATAATGTAAACAACTGGAGACACACTCGCCAAAACGCCAACTAAACTTCCAAAAAAGCTAATTAATTTTGTAACACCGCTTACAATAGTAGTCCCAACCGACACCACATTTTTTGCAAGACCAATTATTGTTGTTACCACGCTACCAAGGTTTGAAACAGCTGAAATTATATTGGATATAAAGCTAATCACTTTACCTACTATAATTAATAATGGCCCAATCGCCGCCACAATAGCCGCTATTTTAACAACCTGCTGTACCTCGGCATCAGACATTGTGTTTAATTTCTCAACGATTTTTGTAATAAATTCTGTAATACTCTTAATCGCTGGAATTAAAGCCTCGCCGACTTTAATCGCCAAACTTTCCAATGCCGATTTTAAAAGCGTTATAGAGCCGCTTAAATTATCCTGCATTGTTTCAGACATATCTTGCGCCGTGCCATTACAGCTTGCTATAGCCTCCGTCAAGCTGTTAAAATTATCATCTGATGCGTTTATAATGGCTAACATACCTGACATAGACTCTTTGCCGAACAAAGTTGCCGCCGCCTGTGCCTGTTGCTCTTCCGTTAATCCTGAAAAAGTCTCACGCAATGTTACTATAATATCGTTCAAACTGCGCATTGTGCCATCACTGTTAGTCATAAGCGTATTGTTTAAGCCTGTCATTTCATTTGAGCCTTCTTGCACTTTTGTCAAATTCTCTTGTGCATCAGCCAAATTATTTTGTGCCTGCTGCAATGATATGGCAGCATTTTGTGCCTGCGTAGAATTAACACCATATTTTTCTACTGCCTGTGTATATTTGTTTTGAGCTTTTTCCAACGCCAATGTTTTATTTTCTACTTTTGTTTGAGCTTTAGACAATTTTTCGCTGTCAATAGTATTTGTGTAAGTCGCAGTCGCCAAACCTAAATCTATCATAGTATTAACCATATCATCTGTCGGTTCGACTAACCTTGTTAAAGACGTTCTCAAAGTTGTACCTGCCTGTGAGCTTTTTATACCACTGTTAGCCATTAAACCAAGTGCAACCGCAGTATCTTCCACTGACATTCCTAAAGCCCCTGCAACTGGGGCAACATATTTAAATGACTCACCCAACATAGACACATTGGTATTAGCACTGCTAGAAGCTTTCGCTAAAACATCAGCGAAATGACTACTATCACTTGCAGATAGACCAAAAGCTGTTAAAGCGTCTGTAACGATATCGGACGTTGTGGCAAGGTCTAGACCGTCCGCAGCCGCCAAACTCATAATACCCTCGATACCGTCTAACATATCCGCAGTGTCCCAACCTGCCATAGCCATATAAGTAAAAGCGTCTGCCGCTTCACTCGCTGAAAATTTTGTTTTAGCGCCCATTTCTATAGCTTTGTCCCTTAATTCCTGCACCTCATCACTAGTTGCTCCACTGATAGCCTGTACTTTAGACATACCTGTGTCAAAGTTAGATGCGGTTGCAACAGCGGCTGTACCTAAAGCTACAAGCGGCGTAGTAACAGTTTTGGTTAAAGTCGAACCAGTTGAAGTCATTGCCGAACCTAAAGCATCAAGTCTGTCTGACACAGACAAAGAGCTGTCAGTAAAAGCACTCAAAGAGCTTTGAGCCTCACTTAATCCGTTTGTAAAACGACTCGTGTCCAAGTCCAAATATGCTATCGCCGTGCCAACGTCAACTGCCACTTCAACCACCACCTTTTAACCAAATTTCTTGTACAAATCGCTAGGACGTTTATATATTTTTTCTGTTTTATTTTGCTCCTCTTTAAAAATAGGCTTTTCGCCATCTTTTAATTTCTGCAAAATAAATGCGCACGCCTCATCAAAACAAAAAGCCGTATATTCATCAAGACCGCCCATTAACTCGGACGGTCTACAATGTAATTCTAATGTTTTATAAACGCCTAAAAATCTTAAAATCTCTTTACTCGCTACGAAAGGATTGTAGTTGACGTACACCGTTCTGTGCATAGCCAAAAACAAACATGTATTGTTCGTCTGTTAATTCAACCCCTGCCTCTTTAATCTGCTTATATGTCGGCTCAACAAAAGAGGCTTCACACATTACGTCGAACAAATCAAAGTATTTTGTCAACATGTCCTCATCTAGGCTGTCAAAGC